AAGACATGGGCAGAAACTCATTGACACCCATGCTAAAAACGTGGTATAATATTATGGTAGTTAACCAAAAAGGAGAGTTGTTTATGACTGACAAACCACAACCAATCACACTTAAGGGTACTCTTTACTGGGTTGAGCGTAACAAGCTTAACAGGTACAGTGACAAATACCAGATTGTTCTTGGTAACCTGAGCGACAAAGCTGTTGAGGCGCTTGATAACATGGGCATTGTTGCTGCCAACAAGGGTGACGAGAAGGATTACTTCATCACCATGAAGAGTAAGAATCCCATGCGGGTGACAGACGAGCACGGTGTCGAGTATGACCAAGACATTATGATTGCTAACGGAAGTGAAGCAGTCTGTGTTGTTGGATACTACGACTGGTCTGTTGGTACAGGACGTAGCCCCAGCATGATCAAGTGTAAAGTCACAAAGCTCATTGAGTACGTTGACGATGCAGTTGATGAGGAGATGGCTCTGTGATATTAATTGATGGGGACATCGTAGCATACCGCTGCGCGTACAAGTCACAGGAGGATCGCGCAGAATACGCCGCATACAGTGCTGGCTCATACCTGTCAGATCTAATCAGTGACTTGTACATCCTCATCGAAGACGAGCCTGAGTACCGTGTGTACCTGACGGGAAAAGGCGAGTCAAACTTTCGACACGATTACGCTGTCACTGCTGGTTACAAGGAGAACAGAAAAGACAAGGAGAAACCTGAACACCTTGCTGTTATCCGACAGTATCTGATAGACGAATGGGAGGCTGTCGTCAGTGACGGTGAAGAAGCAGATGATCTAATTGCTATCGCCGCTACTAACGACCCAGACTCAATCATCGTCAGCATCGATAAGGACTTCGATCAGATCGCGGGTAAGCACTACAATCCTAACACCAACAAGCTGTACGATGTTGCTGAAGAGGACGCAGTGCGCTTCTTGTACGAGCAGGTACTGACAGGTGATCGTGCCGATAACATCATAGGCATCAAGGGTGTCGGCCCAGTGAAAGCAAAGAAAGCACTGGCTGACTGCGTTACCGAACGTCAGATGTATGACGTATGCGTTGAAATGTATGGCGACCCAGAGCGAGTCATTGAGAACGCTCGACTGCTGTACCTTCGACGCAAGGAGGGAGAGATCTGGAATGCGCCGGACGCTGAGTAATGTCCCAAAGGGTTACGACTCGTGGCTTGAGTGGGACTTAGCACAGGAACTGAAGGGCTGTCTGTATCATCCCTGCGCGGTTCCGTATATACAACACAGGCATTACCATCCTGACTTCACGTATAACGATGGTGATATAACATATTATATCGAAGCTAAAGGGAGGTTCCGTGACAAGCCAGAGGCTCGCAAGTATGTCGATGTCAAGAAGGCTCTTAGCTGGACGGAGGAATTGGTTTTTGTCTTCCAGAATCCAGACAACAGAATGCCAGATGCAAAGCGTAGAAAGGATGGAAGCTTCTACACAATGCGGGAGTGGGCTGAACGAAACGAGTTCAAGTGGTACACTCCAAAGACCATACCGGAGGAGTGGAAATGCGACACTTAGTAATACCTGACACGCAGATCAAACCCGAACAGGACTACGAACACATGAAGTGGGCTGCGCGATACGCCGTTGCAACCAAGCCTGATGTTATCGTCCACCTTGGCGATCACTGGGACATGGCTAGCCTGTCTTCCTATGACGTAGGCAAGAAGTCCTTTGAGGGTAGACGCTACTCTGCTGATGTTAAGGCAGGTAACGATGCGATGAACTTGTTTATGAGCACGATAAAAGCAGAGCAGAAACGATTGCGTAAACACAAGAAACGAATCTGGAAGCCTCGCTTTATCTTTACCCTTGGTAACCATGAACAACGCATCGAACGGGCTGTAGAGAACGATGCCAAGCTAGAGGGCTTGATGAGTTATGAAGATCTTAACCTCAAAGATTGGGAAGTATATCCGTATCTTCAGCCAGTGGTTGTGGATGGCATTGCTTATTGTCACTTTTTCACTAGCGGTGTCATGGGTAGGCCAGTCAGCAATGCAAAACTACTACTGCAAAAGAAGCACATGTCCTGCGTCATGGGACACGTACAAGACAGAGACATCGCGTTCGACAGAGACGCCAGCGGAAAGCGAATGACTGGGCTGTTTGCTGGTATCTACTATCAACACGATGAAGAGTATCTGAATCCTCAGACTAACGGTAGCTGGTCTGGGCTGTGGATGTTTAACGAAGTGGTTGACGGTGCGTTTGATGAGATGCCTATAAGCATGTCATACCTACGGAGGCGGTATGGCTAGGACATTCGATGAGATGCTGGAGCTTATCGCTGACAACATTGACGAGGTAACCTTGTTGGAAGTGCTTGAGATAACGTCAGACGATATTGTTAACGCATTCGCTGAACGCATACGAGACAAGATGTATAAGTTTAACGGACTGGAGGAAGAAGTAGATGAGTACGAAATGTGATCGCAACACACCGTTTCCAAGATCAATAGACGATGCAACACCGCAGGAGTGGGACAACGCAACCAAGCGACAGGTAGGCGGTAACCACTACAGCCGTTATAACATTCAGCCTGTTGACTTTATCATTGCTAACAACCTTGACTGGTGCGAAGCAAACGTAGTAAAGTACATCACACGGTGGAAGAACAAGAACGGTGTCGAAGATCTACGCAAGGCTGAACACTACATACACCTGTTGATAGAGCGAGAGATAGATGAAAGTAATCGAAGGTAACTTTGGTGTATCAAAAGAGAAACCTATCAGCGCAGTGGAGATGTTCACTGCGTTGGCTGAAGGAGTATCTGGTCTTGAAGAAGACAACATCGAAGTCAAGGCAGCAGTCGTTGTCTACGTAGATGGTACGAGTCTGCAGGTACTCAGTAACGATACCTATCCAGACTCAGCATACATGCTGTTTAACATGGCAGCACAAACAATTATGTTAGAAACTTTAGGAGTGACAGAATAGATGGACGCATACCAACAATACATACACAAGTCACGTTACGCTAGGTACTTACCAAACGAACAGCGCCGTGAGACTTGGGAAGAAACAGTAAACCGTTACATAAACTACTGGGTAGATCGTGCAGGACTGAATGACTTCGAAGTGTCAGAGATATTCAAATCAATACATGACCTAGACGTTATGCCTTCGATGCGAGCACTGATGACAGCAGGTGAAGCACTCGACCGTGACAACGTAGCTGGATTCAACTGTAGCTACCTGCCTATAGATCATCCCAAAGCCTTTGACGAGATGATGTATGTCCTGATGTGCGGCACAGGCGTAGGATTCAGTGTCGAGCGGCAGTACATTTCTAAACTACCAGAGATTGCAGAGGAGTTCCATGACACAGACAGTTGCATACACGTTTCGGACTCAAAGATTGGATGGGCCAAGGCATACAGAGAACTTATCGCAATGCTCTATAGTGGTCAACTTCCAAAGTGGGACGTTAGTGGAGTTCGACCTGCTGGTTCCACGCTCAAAACATTTGGAGGCAGAGCGTCTGGGCCTGAACCTCTTGAGGATCTGTTCAGATTTACCGTTGAAGTCTTTCGGGGTGCTGCTGGACGAAGACTTAGTTCCATCGAGTGTCACGATCTCTGCTGTAAGATTGCACAGATCGTCGTCGTTGGCGGTGTCCGAAGAAGTGCCCTCATCAGTCTCAGTAACCTTACGGATGACAGAATCAGACGATGCAAGTCAGGACAGTGGTGGGTAGACAATCCGCAACGTGGTCTTGCAAACAACAGTGCTTGTTACACAGAGAAGCCTGACTTCCCAGCCTTTTTAGATGAGTGGAAAAGTTTATATGAGTCCTACTCAGGAGAACGAGGAATGTTCAGCAGAGTTGCAAGTCAAAAGCAAGCTGCAAAGAACGAGCGACGAGATGCTACCTATGATTTTGGAACTAATCCGTGTAGCGAGATCATCCTCCGACCCTACCAATTCTGCAATCTATCGGAGGTTGTTGTCAGGTCAACCGATAGTCTCGCAGACCTCAAACGAAAAGTACGTGTTGCGACTATCCTTGGAACTTTACAGGCTACGCTAACAGACTTCCGTTATCTGCGTAAGATATGGAAGACTAACACGGAAGAGGAAGCACTACTAGGCGTGTCGTTGACAGGCATTATGGATCACCCGTTGATGTCAGGGAGAGAGGACAATGCTAAACTTAAGAAGTGGCTTACCGCGCTGCGTGAAGAAGCTATTGCTACAAATAAAGACTGGGCTGCGCGACTTGGC